GCCACGGTCAAGCTCGTGCAGGCCGGGGTGCTGCCAGCCGACAGCGACGTCACGCTGGAGATGGCCGGGTTCACGGAGCCCCAGCGGCAGCGGATCGCTGCCGACCGACGCCGTTCCAGTGCCGCTGCGGCCGGCGGCAGCCTGCTGGACCGCCTGGCCGCGGTCAGCGAGCAGACCAGCCTGCCGGATGCCGCGGAGGTGTCTGGTGGCGACGACGGTCTCTGACGGGGGCGAGGATGCCGGCCGGTACCGCGCCGCCCAGCTGGGGTTGACTCGTCTGCTGGTGCGGGATGTCCGCGGTTTGCGGCGTCTGATCCTGCCGTCGCGGCTGCGGACGTCGATCCCCGACTGGATTTCGGCGATGCAAGCGGTCATCGACCAGTACGCCCGTACCTCTGCCGCGCTTGGCGCCGAGTTTTACGATGCCCAGCGGGAGGCCGCCGGGGTGCCCGGCGCGTTCACCGTGCCCGTGGCCGATCCGCCGCCGGAGGGCAAGACGGATTCGGGTCTGCGGTGGGCGACCAAGGATGTCTGGGAGCGGGAGCCGGAGCAGGCGACCGAGGCCCAGCAGCAGCCGCTTGCGGTTCGCCTGGAGCAGGCGGCGAAGAAGGCCGAGCAGGTCGCGCAGAAGCTTGTTGCTGACACTGGCAGGGCCACGGTCATCGACGCTGTGCGCGAGGACCGGCAGGCGACCGCTTGGGCCCGCTCGGCGGCATTGGGTGCGTGCGCGTTCTGCAAGATGCTGGCCAGCCGCGGGGCTGTGTACGCGCAGGACACGGTGAACTTCCGGTCCCATGACGGTTGTCACTGCGGCGTCATCCCCGTGTTCGCGGGGCAAACCTTCGAACCGTCTCCGCAGGCGGCGGAGTGGGCGCGCTTGTACCAGGAGTACGCCGCCGGCCATTCCGGTAGTCAGCTGGCCCGTTTCCGGCGGGCGCTGGCCGAGCACGACCCGAACCCGCTCCCCGGAGCGTTCTGACCCTGGCCGCCCTGGTGGTGGCCTTCCCGTTTCACAGCCCCTGGAGGGCCGATTCGTCATGCCCGAAGAGACCGAGACCAGCGAGCAGCAGACCGGTACCGAGGAGACCGTCGAGGAGACGGCGATCGAGGAGAACGGCGCCGAGCAGCAGGACAACGCCCAAGAGGCGGAGGCTGGCGGCAAGCAGGAGGAGCCGTTCGACCGGAAGAAGTTCGAGGCTGAGCTGCGGAAGAAGAACAGCGAAGCTGCGAACCTGCGCAAGCGCCTGAAGGAGCTCGAACCGCTGGCGCAGAAGGCCAAGGAGTTCGAGGACGCGCAGAAGTCGGAGACCGAGCGCCTCAGCGACCAACTGGCACGGGCGAACGAACAGATCGCCGCGACGCGCAAGAGCCTCGTCGAGGCCCGGGTGCAGGCACTGGCCGGCAGGTCGGTGGGTGAGCGGGCGGCGTTCACCGATCCGGAGGACGCGGTCGGCTCGCTGGATCTCACCTCGTACATCGACGAGTCGGGCTCGATCGACGAGACCGCCATCGAGGCGGACCTCGACGCGCTGCTGCAGCGCAAGCCGCACTGGGCCAAGACGGCTCAGCCCCAGGAGGGCCCGCGGCGTCCCGCACCGGACCGCACCCAGGCGTCCGGCGCCAACAAGAAGCAGGCCCCCAACCCGCGCGACGAGTTCGCCGGGTGGCTGAGTTCGCGGCTCAAGTAGCCGCTGAGAGAGGGAACCATGGCTACGGCCCCCATCACCACGAGCAACGTCCCCGGTGAACTCCTGCCGCGGACCATCACCGCGCCGATCTTCGAGAAGTCGGTGGAGCGGTCGGCGGTCATGTCGCTGGCCCGTCCGGCTCCGCTGTCGCTGGACGCGACGACATCGGTGCCGATCCCGATGGACGTTCCGCAGGCCGACTGGGTCGGGCAGGCGGCGAAGAAGCCGCTGTCGACCGGTGGCGTCGACGTCAAGCAGATGCAGGCGAAGAAGCTGGCCGTTCTCATCCCCGTGGCGATGGAGGTCGCGCGGACCAACACGGGTGGTCTGTACGACCAGCTGCAGCGGGATCTGCCCACCGCGTTCGCCCGCTCGTTCGATCACGCGACGATCCACGGCAAGACGATGAAGGGCGCTCCGGGCCCGTTCACCGAGTACCTGGCGGCGACGTCGAACTCGGTCACGCTGGGCACCGCACCGCAGGGTGAGGGCGGCATCTGGGCGGACTTCGTCAACGGCATGGCCAAGGTCGTCGACGGCGACTGGGACTACGTCGGCACGGTCGCGGACCACCGGCTGAAGCCGCAGCTGCTGCTGGCGACGGACACAACGGGCCGCCCGATCCTGGTGGACACGCAGACGCCGGGTACGAACATGGCGTCGGCGGGCACGCTGATCGGCGAGCCGCTGGCCTACTCCCGGTCGGTGTCGGGCAAGCAGCGCCGGCAGTCCACCTCGGTGGACACCGGTCTGCGGGCGATCGGCGGTGACTGGTCCCAGGCCGCGTATGGCGTGGGCATGGACATCACGATCCGGATCTCCAACGAGGCCACCTACGTCGACGAGGACGGCGGCGTGCACTCGGCGTTCCAGGAGAACCTGGTGCTGATCCTCGCGGAGGCGTACTACGGCTTCGTCATGGGCGACGTCGACGCGTTCGTGAAGTTCACCGGCACCCCGAGCGGTTCCTGATGGGGGCCGCCCCGGCTTCCGCGCCGGGCGGGGCGGCCAAGCCCCTCAGGATCGTCGTCCGCGTGCACGCCATGCCCCCGCGGCACAACGCGGGGGCGGAGCACATGCTCGTCAGCATGCTGCGCCCCCTGGTGGAGCGTGGCCACGACGTGAGTGTGTGGCTGTCTCGCTACACCGACGACCAGGACGTGTACGACTACGACGGCATCCGGGTGGTGCCGTTGGCGTCCCGTCTGGATTTCGGTGAGGCGTGCCGGAAGGCGGATGTGCTGGTCAGCCATCTGGAGGGGGTGCCGTCTACGGCGGCGCTGGCTCGCGGCTACGGGGTGCCGTTCGTGTCGATCGTGCACAACACGCACCGGCCGTCGTTCCGGGACATGGCGACGGGGGACACCGCGCTGGCGGTGTACAACTCGACGTGGATAGAACGGGAGGCGGAGGTCTACTTCGCCGAGTTCCCGGCGCTGCTGCGCCCGGACCGGACGATGATCGTGCGGCCTCCTGTGGTGGCCGACGACTACCGGACCACGCCGGGTGACTGCGTGACCCTGGTCAACTGCAACGCCGAAAAGGGTGGTGACTTGTTCTGGCGGATCGCAGCACGCATGCCGGACGTGCCGTTCCTGGGGGTGCGGGGCGCCTACGGCGTGCAGGTCGAACCGACGGAACACATCCCGAACCTCAAGTACATCGATCATGTGCCGGGCAACGAGATGGCCGAGCGGGTGTATGCGCGGACGCGGGTGTTGCTGATGCCGTCGTCGTATGAGTCGTGGGGCCGCGTCGGGGTCGAGGCGATGGCCTCCGGTATCCCGGTTGTGGCGCATCCGACGCCGGGCCTGTGCGAGTCCCTCGGTGACGCCGGGATCTTCGCTGACCGCGACGATCTGGATGCGTGGCTGGCCACGCTGGAGCGGCTGCTGAAGCCGGCCGAGTGGCGGAAGGCGTCGAAGCGGGCGTTGGCCCGGTCGGCGACTCTGGACCCGGCCGAGGATCTGACGGCTTGGTGCGAGGCGATCGAGGAGCTGGGAGGTCGCCGTGGCGTTCGTGGCCCCAACCGCCGAACAGCTCGGTCTGTATCTCGGGCTGCCTGAGATCGACGCAGACCGGGCTGATCTGCTGATCCAGACAGCGGTCCAGCTCTGTCAGACCGTGGTGAAGCCGCTCCCTGAGGGCGCCGAAGCGGTCGTTCTCTCGGTCGCCGGCCGGGCCTACGTGAATCCGCAGCAGGTGTCCTACGAGACGATCGGCCCCATGTCGGTGCAGCGCCCCCAGGGCTCTGGCGGCCTGTACCTGACCAAGAGCGACAAGAGCGCACTCAAGTCGCTGGCGGGCCGAGGTGGTGCGTTCACCGTTGACCCGACGCCGGCCGCGGCGGACCCGTCGCCGACTTGGCCGATCGACGATGACGGGTTCCCGGACGATTTCGAACCGGGCTGGGGGTACGGCTGATGCCCGCCCCGTACCCGTTCGGGGAAACGGTACGGATCGTGCGCACCGGTCCTCCGCCGACCGGGCCGGACGGCAAAGTGCTACGGGACGGCCGCGGCCAACCGCTGCCGGGCCCGGACGAGTCGTTCGACGTGGCCGGCTGCGTGGTGACGCCTCGGGCGGAGACGCCACAGGTCGGTGGCCCGGAGCAGCAGGAGAGGGACACCGTCATTGTCGGCTGGACTGTGTACGCCCCCGCCGACCATCCAGGTATGCCGCTGCGGACGACGGACAAGGCCCGGATTCGTGGCGTCGTCTGCGACATCACCGGCGAACCCGGCGACTGGGGCCGTTCCCCGTTCACCGGCACCCGCGGCGTCGTCCAGTTCGCCGCCGACCGCGTCACCGGCTGACCTGAAGGGAGGCTCCCGTGGCCGCCAGGTTCAAGGTAAACCGCAAGGGCATCGGGCAGATGCTGCGCATGCCCGCGATGCAAGCCGAGATGCTGCGTCGCGCCGAGGCCATCAGGGCCGTCGCCGTCAGTCTTTCCCCGGTCGACCCGCACAGCCCGCATCCCGGGCACTACAAGGAGTCCTGGGAGACGTCGTCGACGGCCCGCGGCGGACGACGCCGCGATCGAGCTGCGGCGACCGTCCGGAACACGGCCTACTACGCCCGCTGGGTGGAGTACGGCACGGAGAAGGTTCCCGCGCATCATGTGCTGCTGCGGGCCGCGCAGGCCGGCGGGCGGAACCAGTGACTGTC